GTGGAGAAGGTCCGCGCCCATTTTGGCAAGCCCGTCCACATTAACAGCGGCTATCGAGGCCCAGCCCTGAACAAGGCCGTAGGCGGCGCGTCTAGCAGCCAGCATTGCAAGGGCGAGGCAGTCGATATGGAAATCCCCGGCGTGCCTAACGGCGACCTTGCCATCTGGGTGCGCGACAACCTCGACTTCGACCAACTGATCCTTGAGTGCTATAAGCCCGGCGTGCCAACCAGCGGCTGGGTTCACTGTAGCTACAAAGATACTGGCAACCGCAAGGATGTGCTTACGGCTTCTGTTATTAACGGCAAGATGACCTACAGCCCCGGCATCCACGTTTGATCCAACTGCACAGCCCCCTGCCGCTTGATACGCCCAAGGGAAAGGGCTGGTGCCACCTAGTCATTGATTATGGTATGGAGCACGATCTACTTTTCGTTTGTTTCATTGACGAGACAGGTGAGTGCTGGACGTTTAACAACCGAGATATTCGTATCCAGAGCAACATCACCATGAACCGGCCTTTGGAGGGCAGCAAAAAATGACCACGTCAAAGACGAGTAAGCCTGGGCTTTACGCCAACATTTTAGCAAAGCGGGAGCGGATCAAAGGCGGCTCCGGTGAGAGTATGCGTAAGCCGGGAACGGCTGGAGCGCCCACCAGCAATGCCTTCAAGCAATCGGCAAAGACCGCCAAGAAATGAAGCAGATCGCCATCCTCGCCGCTGGCATGCTTGCCATCTCGGCTCCGGCCCACGCCCGCAGCTACCAAATCTGCCACCAGAAGTTCGCGCTCTGCGCCGCCTCACCTAGCACGCCGACCGGTAAGATGATTACGGTTAACGTCGAGGGCGGTGGCACGGCCCAGTTCCCCGAAGCAATGGCTGTCTGCCCAGTGCTAAACGGCCCGGCCATCGCCGACGTGGCTGGCGGCAACATGAAGGGCTCGTGCGATCAGCCCGGCCCCAATCAGGTTTGGAGCCTGTACCAGTACCGCGACAAGTTCCCGCAGGCCCCCGATTGGTCGCGCAGCGACGTGGCCACTATCCGCACCTTCACGACAAGTGCTGGTAATGGGCTGTCAAATATGTTCTCTTTCGCCTGCACGCTTGAACCCAAGCGTGTCGGCACCGTTAAATTGGCCAAATGCTACGGCCCAATAAACGAGAATATTGCCGGTGCGCCCGTTGTTTCGGGCACTCTTGTGGTCACCCAAGCGCCTACGGGCGCGACCTACCCGGTCGGTGGCCCCATCCCTCAATAAGGAAAACAACCATGTTTGGTATTCTTAAAGGCAAGAAGACTTACATCGCTGCGCTGCTGACCATCATTGGCGCAGGCGCTAGTTACGCTACCGGCGACGCCACGGCCATACAGGCCATCCAAATGGCGGTCACCGCCGTCTTGGCGGCTACCCTGCGGAACGGCTTGCGTTAACCAAAGTGCGAGGGGCGGCCCGTGACAGGCCGCCCTTAGTGCGCTATAAAAACAGCTTGACGGTCGAAGCCTCATGTAAGGTTGCGGCGTCCATCACCCACCAGTAGGTGCTGTATGGCGACGACGATGACCTTCACGACGCTCCAACAGGACGTGCGTCGTTATCTTGAACGTGGTGCTACCCTAGCCGAAGACGCCATCGTCTACGAGCAAATCCCGCGTCTTATCAATCTGGCAGAGCGCCGGATCGCCCGTGAACTCAAAATCCAGGGCTTCATCAACGTCGTCACCGACACCCTGATCGTCGGCCAATCCGTCTACCAGAAGCCCGACCGCTGGCGCGACACAGTGTCGATCAACATCGGCACGGGTGCCAGTTACAACGTCCGCAAGTTCCTGTTCACCCGCGACTATGAGTACCTGCGCTCGTACTGGCCCAATGAGAGCCTGACCGAAGAGCCGGTGTTCTATGCCGACTATAACTACACAAACTGGCTGATCCTGCCGCCGCCCGACGACGTGTACCCCTTCGAGGTGCTGTACTACGAGCTGCCGGTGCTGCTGGACGACGAGAACCAGACCAACTGGCTCACCGACTACGCGCCGCAGGTGCTGCTGTACGCCTCGCTCTTGGAGGCTACGCCCTTCCTGAAGAACGACGACCGCATCCCAGTATGGCAACAAATGTACGACCGCTCGGCGGCCATGCTCAACGGCGAAGACCTCGCCAAAATCCTTGACCGTTCCGCCGTGCGGAAGGAGGCATAGCGATGGTTTACGCGCTGTACGCTATTAAAAATACGGTTAGTGGAAAGGAGTACGTCGGTTACACCCGAAACTCCGCAGAGAAACGTTTTGAAACGCACATCAATAACGCCAAGTGGAAGAAGGTCGGGGCGCTTTACGACGCTATGCGTAAATACGGAACCGAAGTTTTTGAATTAAAAACCCTTTTGGTGTGCGAGACGCATGTTGATGCGTGCAGTTTTGAAAGAGCTACAATCAAAAAATTCGCTACGCTCATACCCAACGGCTACAACATGACGCTGGGCGGGGACGGCGTACCTTTAACCCCAGAAAGATACGCCGAGATTAACGCCAAGAAGAGGGGAAAGTGTTCGGAAAAGCAAATCCTGGCCAACCGCAGACGCAGCGGCAGGAGAGCTTCTCCTGAAACTATAGCTAAACTTTCCGCTGCCCGAAAAGGTAAAAAACCAAGCCCAGAACTCATTGAGAAGCGGCGGCTAGGGGTTCTCGCTTACCACGCAAAACGTAGGAGGACCGAAGGTCTACCTCCAAAAGTGGTTTGTGAGAAAAAGCCAAAATGGTCTGGTGGTTGGTCTTCTGAGAGACGAGAAGCCGAAAGCCTGAGAGCTATCGCTCAGTGGGACAACGCCGAAGCAAGGTTTGCCGCCAGTTTGAGGCTTAAAACACAATGGGAGTGCCCTGAATACAGGCGCAACTTTAGTGAGAAGAAAAAGGCTTACTTTGAAGCCAAGCGAAAGGCCGTCTGATGTCATTTACCCAAGTTTTTGGCGGCAACACGATCTACCCGTCGGATGTCAGCTATCTGGCCCTGGCGCTCACCGCCGACACGCAACTCCAATGGCCGCTGGAAACAGCGACCGGCAACAACCTCGTTGCGCGGATCATCGACGTTACGCCGACCGACGCCTACTCAATCTTCATGCCCGACGCCATGCTGACGGGTGTGGGCCAAGTCACCCAGTTCCTGAACCTCGGCCCCGACACCATCACGATCAAGGATAATGCTGGCGGGACGCTGCTCTCTATTGATGCGGGCCTGACCTTCACTCTGTACCTGACCGACAACACGACCGTCGCCGGTACGTGGGAGAGCTTCCAAGCCGGTGCCTCAACGGCGCAGGCCCAAGCCTCGGCGCTGGCCGGTTACGGCCTGATCGCCCAGGGCAGCGTCCTGTCGCAGTCGCAACCCGTCACGGTCTTCAACACCGACTTCACTCTTGGCACAGGCAATCGCGCCGCAGCGTTCGTCTGGGAAGGTGGCCTCGGCGTCCTGACGCTGCCTACCGCCTCCTCGGTCGGCAACAACTGGTTTGTGGCTGTCCGTAACGGCGGCGAGGGCAACCTTACCATCACCGCGCAGGGCGGCGACACCATCAACGCTCTAAGCACGCTGGTCCTGCGCCCCGAGGACAGCGCCACAGTTATTACCGACGGCATTAGCTTCTTCACTGTTGGCTTTGGCCAGCAGGCCGTGTTCGCCTTCGACTACACCTCGATCAACGTAGCGGGCGAGAGCGGCGACTATACCCTGTCCGGCGCGGAGCTAAACCGGATTGCCTACTCCTTCGTGGGCGAGATCGTTGGTGATGTTGATGTCATCCTGCCTGCCACAACGCAGCAGTACTGGGTCTCCAACGACACGACCGGCGGCTCCTACACTCTGAGCATCGGCACGGCGGGCCAGACGGTGCCGATTGATGTGCCGCGCGACAGCCGTGGCATTTACTACTGCAACGGCACGGATGTCGTTAAAGCTGACACGGCTGGCATATCGCTGCCGATTGCTATCGGGGATGGCGGCACTGGCGCATCTTCGGCTGGCGGCGCGCTCATCAACCTAGGCGGCACAACCGTCGGCATTGACGTGTTTACCGCCGCTGACGCGACTGCCGCTCGGGCAGCCATCGGCGCTGGCACGGGCAGCGGCACCGTCACTTCGGTAAGCGGCTCAGGCGGCTCGACGGGACTGACGCTAGCTGGCGGGGCCATTACAACCACTGGCACGTTGACCTTGGGAGGCACGCTGGCTGTAGCTTCCGGCGGCACAGGCAACACCTCCTACACAGATGGCCAACTGCTGATCGGCAACAGCTCTGGCGGCGGTTTGACTAAGGCAACGCTGACGCAAGGCAGCAACATCACTATCACTAACGGCAACGGCACGATCACCATTAGCGCTGCGGGCTCTGGCAGCGGCAGCGTCACCAGCGTGGCGTCGGGGAACGGCTTGACCGGCGGTCCGATCACTACCACCGGCACTCTTAGCCTCGACGTGACCTACGCCAACGCCTGGACTGGTCAGCAGACGTTCACTGGTTCGACCAGCGTCTTGGCGGCGAAGCTCGTCAACACCCTAGAGAAAGTCACCGCGTCCGCTACCGCCGCGACGGGCACGATCAACTACGATGTGACGACCCAGAGCGTCCTGTATTACACTTCTAACGCCTCGGCCAACTGGACGGTCAACCTGCGCGCCTCGTCGGGCACGTCGCTCAACACAGCCATGTCCACCGGAGAGAGCGTCACCGCCGCCTTCCTTGTCACTCAGGGGTCTACTGCGTACTACAACAACGTCGTACAGGTTGACGGCGCAACGGTTGGCGTGACGACGAAGTGGCAAAGCGCGGCCCCATCTGCGGGCAACGCTTCTGGGGTAGACGTTTACACCTACACGGTCATAAAGACAGGATCAGCGGCCTTCACCGTCCTCGCCTCTCTGACGCCGTTTGTCTAATGGCCGACAAAATACTCCAGATTAAGTCGCTCCCCGGCATCAAGCGTGACGGGACAAAGTTCGAGGGCGACAACTACGTGGACGGGCAGTGGGTCCGGTTCCAGCGCGGCCTGCCGCGTAAGATCGGCGGCTATCGCTCGATCAACAAGTACCTGCGGGAAATCAGCACCCAACTGAGTGAGTACACCCAGGACCAGCTCACCTACATCCACAGCGGCTCGGCCAACTACGTCGAGCGGTTCTTCATTGACGCCTCGAACAACACCAGCCCCATAATTGACCGCACGCCGGAAAGCGACTTCACGCCCGACCCCGGCAATATGTGGCAGTTCACCTACGACGGCTTGGGCGATACCAACCAGATCATCGCCCAGGTAGCCCCGAACTTTAGCTGCATCTGCAACAGCACCGGCGGCGAGGTGTTCTACGGCGACCTGTTAGGCACCGATCCGCTGGTGGCCATTGCCATCCCAGACGGCGGCAACGCCACCGGCGGCGTCGTGGCGCTGCACCCCTACACCTTCATGTACGGCTCGAACGGCTACGTGGCGTGGTCCGTGCCGGGCGATCCGAGCGACTTTGCTGGCGCTGGCTCCGGCGATGCCTACGTCACGTCCCAGAAGATCGTGCGCGGGCTACCCCTGCGCGGTGGCCCAGGCAACTCGCCCTCGGGCCTGTTCTGGTCCGCCGACAGCTTGGTGCGCATATCCTTCGTGGGCGGCGACCAAATCTTCCAAGCCGACACGCTCTCCACCCAAACCTCGATCCTGTCGTCCAACTGCGTGATTGAGTACGACGGCGTCTTCTACTGGTGCGGCGTGGACCGCTTCCTGATGTTTAACGGCGTCGTGCGCGAGGTCGAGAACAATCTGAACATTAACTATTTCTTCGACGGGCTGAACTACGCCGCCCGCCAGAAGGTGTTCGCCATGAAGGTGCCGCGCTACGGCGAAATCTGGTGGTGCTACCCCCGTGGCCACGCCACTGAGTGCACTCACGCCGTCATATATAACGTGCGCGAAAACACTTGGTACGACCTCGAACTGCCCAACGGTGGGCGCTCGGCGGGCCTGTTCCCGGCGGTGTTCCGCAAGCCGCTGATGACCGGCGTGGCTCCGCAGCCCGCTGCGGCCTTCGACGTGACCGTCACCGACGGCGGTACGGGCTACACCGTGGGTGATGTGTTGACGGTGGTTGGCGGGGCGTACAGCGTGCCGACGCAACTGACCGTGCTCACGCTTGGGGCGAGCGATGCCGTTGCCACTGTGCAAATCTCCAACGCTGGTGCCTACACCTTCGCTCCGGACAACCCCGTGGACGTGACCGGCGGCAGCGGGGCCGACGCCACGTTCGACATAACCTATGTCAATCCGTTCAAGTTCTGGGTCCACGAGATCGGCAAGGACGAGATCGACGGGCAGAACATCCAGCCTATCCTGTCGTTCTTTGAGACCGCCGACATATCGCTGCCTGTGATGTCGCAGG